GGAATCGCTAAGGCTTTTGAGATGGATAAAACAGGTATTATAATGCCTTACGAAATAACAATACCTCTTACTGTATCCGCATCAGACAGACTTACTTTTGAAATAATGAGAGATTCCTCTGGGGTTGACGATGGTGGATTGTATGTTCATCCTTTGAACGGAGGTTGGGGAGAAACTCCTTCTTCTGAAATTCAAATATGGAAAAACGAATAAAATGAATATTAGAAAAATATCAATAGGCCCTGATTACAAGAACGGAGCGATGCACTACATAGTGGGTCAGGAAGTTCTTGGAGGGAACTATTCAATTCACCTTATACAGAATGATTTAGATTCTGGAAGTATTAAGATATGGATTGAAGGAGAAGACGGAATAGTTATGTGGAAGAGTTTTACCTCAACCATGCCTATATCAATAGAGTACAACATAAACTTTTAAAAAATGACAGAGGCAGAGAGAAGATTACTAGAATTAAAAATCGAAGAGTTAGAATCTCAAGTAGAGGGGAAGACTTGGATAGAGCGTTTAGAAATAGCTGACGCTATCCACAATATTCAAATGAAATTAAATGGGGTCAAACCAACAGATAGTCACATAGATTGTATTGGTTGCGGCTCGTAAAGCACAACTATGAAATCACCATTCCAATTCATCGTAAGGCCTTTAAATGGCAAAAGATACGACAATACAAAAGAAATAGAGGGTGTGGAGTTTATAACTAGCACCTCAGAAGAAGACCATAAATTTTCAAATCGCTACGCAGAAGTAGTGGAAACTCCATTAAAATATGAAGGAAAAATTAAAGTTGGTGACATTTTACTTGTTCATCATAATGTTTTTAAGTTTTACTTCGATATGTATGGCCGTCAAAAAAGTGGCAAAAGCTTTTTTAAGGATGATTTATTCTTCATAGACCCAGACCAGTTCTTCATGTACAAGCAAGATGGAGAATGGAACGCATACGATAGGTACTGTTTTGTAGAGCCTATTGATGTTGAGGAGTCTTACCTTTACAAGAACATATCGAAAGAGCCATTAATGGGAATCATGAGATACCCTAATGAGTATTTATTATCACAAGGTATTAATCCAGGTGATAGTGTTTCGTTTAAACCTGAAAGTGAATATGAATTTATTGTTGAAGATGAGACTCTTTACAGAATTTATGACCACCAAATAACAATGAAGGTATGATGGGCTCAAATGAACTTAGAACTGAAATTATAAAGGCAGGAAGAAGAGCTGTTGAGGAGCTTATTAAGGTAGCAAAGGAAAGCATAGTTGGATTCGATGAGGAGGATGAATTGGCTGCTGATAAGATGAAGAATGCTGCTGCAGCTAAAAAGCTTGCAATATTTGATGCTTTCGAAATCCTTTCAAGGATAGATGCTGAAGAGGATAATCTAAAAGATGAATCTGAAAGAGATTCTAGCAAAAAAACAGACAAAAATGGATTTGCAGAAAGAAGAGCACGAGGTTAGTTTATACAAAGTCTTAGATGATTTTGTTCCTAAGTCTGTTCTTTCTAGCAAGAATAAGGCTAAGTCATGGAAGTATGGATATGACCCTAAGTACGACATAATAGTAATATCGAAGGACGGAACTGTAGGGAAGATAATATCTATACAAGGCTTGGTTGTAGCTTTGCCAAAAGAACCTACTAAAATATTTAGTAGAAGTAAAACAAAATCTGAACAGTATTGGGAAAGACAGGATATACCTAAGGAACTTTCTAGGATACAGTCTATATTTCAGTGGAATGATATGTCTTCTGACTTTAAAAACAAGTGGGTGGACTACATAGAGAATGAGTTTGATAATAGAGAGTTAGGTTATTGGTTTATGAACAATGGAGAGCCTACTTATGTAACAGGGTCTCATTATATGTATTTACAGTGGACGAGTATTGATGTTGGATATCCAGACTATAGAGAGGCTAATAGGATTTTCTTTATTTTTTGGGAAGCTTGTAAGGCTGACAATAGGTCTTTTGGAATGACTTACTTAAAGATTAGACGTTCAGGATTCTCCTTTATGGGTTCTTCTGAATGTGTTAATACAGGAACTCTTGCAAAAGATTCTAGGGTTGGGATACTCTCTAAAACTGGGGGAGATGCTAAGAAAATGTTTACCGATAAGGTTGTTCCTATCTCTACTAGACTTCCTTTCTTTTTCAAGCCTATCCAGGATGGTATGGATAAACCTAAAACTGAATTAGCTTTTAGAGTTCCTGCTTCTAAGATTACAAAGAAAAATATGTCTAACATTTCAGATGAAGAAATGGAAGGGCTAGACACCACGATAGATTGGAAAAACACAGACGATAACTCCTATGATGGAGAAAAGCTATTGCTACTTGTTCATGATGAATCAGGAAAGTGGTTAAAGCCAAATAACATTCTAAACAACTGGCGTGTAACAAAAACCTGTCTTAGATTGGGTAGTAAGATTATAGGAAAGTGCATGATGGGTTCTACTTCTAACGCATTAAGCAAGGGTGGTGATAATTTCAAGAAGCTATATGAGGATTCATTGACATCTTCAAGAAATAAGAACGGACAAACTAAGAGTGGAATGTACGCCTTATTTATTCCTATGGAATGGAATATGGAAGGATTCATAGATAGATATGGTAATCCTGTATTTGTATCTCAAGAAAAACCTATTATGGGAGTTGACGGAGAGTATATAACAGGAGGGGCTGTTGATTATTGGGAAGCAGAGGTTGACTCTTTAAAGAGTGACCCGGATGCTCTTAATGAATTTTATCGTCAGTTTCCTAGAACAGAATCTCACGCATTTAGAGATGAGAGTAAGCAATCTCTTTTCAACCTAACAAAGATTTATCAGCAGATTGATTACAACGATACTCTAATTTCTGAACACCATGTTACTAGAGGCTCTTTTCATTGGAAGGATGGAATAAAGGATACAGAGGTTATATTTAGCCCAGATAAGAGGGGTAGATTTTATGTTAGTTGGACTCCTGGTAAGGCTCTTCAAAATAAAATAGTAGTAAAGAATGGAGTAAAATATCCAGGAAATGAACATATTGGAGCATTTGGTTGCGATAGTTACGACATATCTGGTACTGTTGGTGGTGGAGGTTCTAACGGTTCTCTTCATGGATTGACTAAGTTTAATATGGATGACGCTCCAAGTAATGAGTTTTTCTTAGAGTATATAGCTAGGCCTCAGACTGCGGAGATATTCTTTGAGGATGTATTAATGGCTTGTGTGTTTTATGGTATGCCAATACTTGCAGAGAATAACAAACCAAGGCTTCTATATCATTTTAAGAATAGAGGTTACAGGGGATTTTCTACCAATAGGCCTGATAAGATATATAATAAGCTCTCTAAGACAGAAAAAGAGCTCGGTGGGATACCTAACTCATCTGAAGACGTAAAACAAGCTCACGCAGCAGCCATTGAGTCCTACATAGAAAAGCACGTTGGTTTTGATATGGATGGAACATTTAGAAATTCTGAAGACGCTGGTTCTATGGTCTTTAATAGAACATTGGAAGATTGGGCTAAATTTGATATAACAAATAGAACTAAGCACGATGCCTCAATTAGCTCTGGTCTTGCTATTATGGCTTGTCAAAAAAATCTATATCAACCACAAAAAACACAGTCAAAAATAAGTATTAACTTTGCAAGGTATAGCAACGATGGCTCAAGAAGTAAAATAATCAGATGAAAGATATAAACGTAAATATAAAATCAACAAGTTTTCCTAATCAGTTTCAGCCAGACTCAGTAAAAGAGTCTCTTGAGTTTGGATTGCAAGTTGGTCAGGCTATTCAGTATGAGTGGTTTAAGAAGGATGGTAATCAATGTAGGTTTTACGACCAATGGAGAGATTTTCACAAGCTTAGACTTTACGCTAGAGGTGAGCAATCTGTAGCTAAATACAAGAATGAATTATCTGTAGACGGAGACCTTTCTTACTTAAATCTTGACTGGACTCCTGTTCCAATACTTCCTAAGTTTGTAGACATCGTTGTAAACGGAATGTCTGACAGGCTTTTTTCTGTAAAGGCATATTCACAAGATGCTTTATCTCAGTCTAACAGAAATAAATACCAAAAGACTTTAGAGAAGCAAATGATTGCTAAACCTATTCTTGAAATTATACAAGAAAAAACAGGAGCAAATCCATTTGTTGTAGACCCTGAGCAATTGCCAAAAACAGACGAGGAGCTATCTCTTTATATGCAGCTTAACTTTAAGCCTGCAATTGAGATTGCCGAAGAAGAAGCTATTAATACTATACTTGAGGAAAATAAATATATTGACCTAAGAAAAAGATTAGATTACGACCTTACTGTAATTGGTATATCTGTTGCGAAGCATGAATTTTTACCAGGAGCAGGAGTGCAGATTTCTTATGTTGACCCTGCTAATGTAGTATACAGTTATACTGAAGACCCTCACTTTAAGGATTGTTTTTATTGGGGAGAAATAAAGACTACTCATATA